TAATTGCAAATGCGGTATGATGCCAGATGTTAGTAAGGTTCCTGCACAAGCTGTTGGTACTGGAACTGGAAGAGTACCATCTTTAGTTCCAAGTTTGCCTACGTGGAAGCCAGTTATGACCCAAGCAGAAGCCTCTGTTTTTACTAAAAATAGTAAAATAAAAGATACTTTATATCATGGAACAAGAACAAATTATGCTAAAGCAATAAAGCTTGAAGGTTTTAATGCTTCAAAAGTGGGTTCTTCCACTGGTAATGCAGGAATGCTTGGAAGAGGATTTTATTTTACCAAAGATACTTATGCGGCGGATATATATGCTGGTAAAGGATTTAGGGAAAATTGGGCAGTATTAAAAGTAAAGGTAAATGCTATTAATCCTATGCCAACGGGTAAATTTATAAAATTAGCACAAGATTCAGATTATATAAAAGATTATATGAAAAATCCGCTTACTGCACCGAATAAAATGAAAGCTTTGATAAAAAAACAGGGTTATGATAGTGTTATTTATGAAGGAAAAGAATTTGGTATTGATACTTCCGAAATAATGGTGCTTTCACCTGAGCAAATAGTTGTAATTGGGGGTTAATTATGGAGTGGGGAAAAGATATATCTTGTTTAATGTGTACTTATTTTAATGTTAATAAATATGGTACATGTAAAGCTTTTCCAAATGGTATTCCTCATCCTATTGTATCAGGTGAGTTTGACCATCGTAAACCTTTTCCGGGTGATAATGGAATACAATTTGAGAGGGTAGAGAATGAAAAGAATACCTAAAAAGAAATTTAATTTGCAGATTAGTAAATTGGATGTTAGTAAATCTTTTCCAAGATTATTAAAACGAACAGATACTTATACAAGGAAAAGATTTGATTTTAATATAGGTAAAGTTGAAGCTTGGGTTTGTGAATGTGTGGATTGTGGTCATACACTCAAAACTGTGGAACATTGCAATACATTAAAATGTTCTGAATGTGGCGGGGAAATGAGAAGAGAAGCAAGGCCAGGTATTGGCAAGAGTATGGATTTTCAAACTATTAATAAGAAATTTGAATTTACCTCATCTATTATTGATGAAACAGAAGATATTGCTGGAATACATTTTGAAAAGGGAGAGGAACTTAGATATGTAATGGGAGTTGTACTTGAACCTGAAACAATTGATGCCACCAAGACAGATAAATCCATTGGTGACATATATTCAGAAGAGGAGGTTAGAAAAGCAGCACATCATTTCATGTTAAATTATTCTGGTGCTGGGAATGATTTTATGCATGACAATGAAGAAAGTGGATTGTTAAAGATAGTAGAATCCTATATTGTCCCGATTGAAATGCAATTGAATGGAGAGATAGTAAAGAAAGGCAGTTGGTTAATGGCGACGCTTGTTCTGGATGATACAATCTGGGATAGGATAAAGAAGGGAGAAATTTCAGGATATAGTATAGGTGGGGTAGCCAATGGCAAACTTGAAGCTGCGTAGATTAACAGATATTAGAACTAAACATGTTTCACTTGTAGATTTTGCTGCAAATATGCGAAAATTCTTAATAGTGAAACGAAAAGATGAGGGAGAAAATAGTATGGAAATTCAGGATGTATTGAAGAAAGTAGAGGATGCTTTGAATTCTTTTGCTAATAAGCAGGATGAATTTGAAAAGCAGCTTAACAAAATTGAGGAATCCGGTGCTGATGCCCTTATTACTTTTGACATGGATAAGAAGGGGGCACGATTAAGTAAGGAGACACGGGGTAAACTTGCAAGTCTTAGGGATACTCTGAGTAAACTTTTGAAGGAAAATGATGAAGATGAGGATGAAAAGACTGAAAAAGCTCTTACCCCTGAAGCAATTGATGCCGCCGTTAAGAAAGGCGCTTTAGAGGGTTTAAAGAAAGATGAAGAATCTGGTGATGTAGATGCTGAGATGATTAAAAAGATTGCGGAAATCATTAAAGCAGTTAATGATAAATAACTAATTAGGAGGAAAATCTTATGGGTCTGTCAGTACAAGAGATTGAGCAGCTCACTAAAAGTATTGTCACACAGCTCAAAGATAATGAAGACAAGAATGGAGTAAAGTTTGCAACTGAGGAAGATTTTAAGAAAGCAGTAAACGATCAGGTTCGTGATGTTATGAAGAAATCTACTTCTCGGATTGCCCCCTATATCACCCAGGATATTAATCCTAATGATATGGTTGTAATTGAGAAGGCGTTGGATGATCCTGCTGGTGAAGATGAGGCAATGATTAAACTTCAGGAGTTCAACGATGATCTTTATACACTCACAAGTATTTTGAAGGTACATCCTACCCAGCTCGCAAGCTTCCCCGCGTATGAACGCAGATGGTCAGAGCTTAAAAAGGCATTGAATACGGCAACAGCCGGTTCTGGTTTGGAATGGGTACCTACTGGTTATTCTTCACGGATGATTGAATTTATTGAGATTGCTTCACAGGTTGCAAGTAAGTTCTTCTCATTCCGTATGCCAACCACGACTTATGTTTATCCGCTTTTACTCAGTGATGGAACCGCATATTTGGGAGGGGAAGCAACAACTAATTCTCCGGCCATGTACCGGGCATCTGCACTTGGTACGGATGATCTGACGTTTGTAGCTAAAAAGCATATTGTGAATTACCCCGCAAGTGAAGAGATGAGTGAAGATAGTATCGTTCCTGTCCTTCCGCAGTTAAGGGCAAGTCTTGCGCGAGCAATGGCAAAGGGCGATGATAACGCTATTATCAACGGTGATACTACAACCACCCATCTTGATACTGGTTACACAGTAGCAGCGGATGATACAAGGCGTTCATGGAAGGGTATTCGTAGACTCGTTTCTGATGCTAATGCTGCTCTGGGTTTGAAGCAGGATGGTAATACATGGACAACTGCTCTTGGTCTGGGTATTTTGAGGGCATTGGTTGAGGATATGGGTGTTTATAATATTGATCCTCGTAATCTTATGATCCTTGTAAATACTAATATGAATTCTAAGTTTAAGGCACTTGCTGAAGTTTCTACCAACGATAAATTTGGTAATGCCGCTACAATTCATAATGGTGTTCTTACTCAGATTGATGGTATTGATATTGTTCTTACTCAGCATCTTGAGGAAAGTCAGAATGCCACCGGTCTTTATGATGGTACAACTGAAACATTCACACAATTCCTTGTTGTTTACAAACCTGGATTCTGGCGTGGTATCCGTAGAGATATGACGCTTGATTATGTACAAAAACCCCTGTACGGAATGAATTATCTGGTCGCAACTACACGTCGCGTCTGGAAACCCGTTTACGATACGACAACGAACCGAACTGCTGGTTGGGTTTATAACATTACTAAGTAAAGGAGAGAAATTATGGGTTCTGGAGCTGGCTATCGCCACACTACAGTAGTGAATGAGGGACTTACTCGGTATATGGATGAGATGGGTCCTGGGAATAATCTTGATTTCCTCCGGCGCTTGAAATGGGCGACTCAGGGAAGTACAATTCACGTAGTTTCAAATTGTCAGGATGTAACTGACTGGGATATTTCTGATTCGTCCGCTTTTAATGCAGTTGATGAAGCAACTGTTGTAAATTATGGTGATAATAGTCTTGAGCTTTTTGATATTACATCCACTACAGGTACTTTTGTAACTCTTGATGCAGGACACCGCCCTGTTGACGAAGATTGGACGGAGTTTAATTGGATGTGCTTCAGTATTTGTGATGCTGTAGCCCGTACTGCTGGTGAGTATACATTCCAAATTCGGAATAATGGGGAATGGAGTGCTGAGGTTGCTGTCCCAACTATTACAACTGTTGCGATGTTTGAAACGGTCTGCGCTGATATTTCCGGGCTTGATAAGGGCAATGTTGATGGATTCCGTTTTGTGAATCAGCGCGGCACAGGATCAAGTGAAAAGGTTTATGTAGATTCTATTATCGTAACCGATATTATCACGGGTACTGGTGATGGTGATGCTATTGGTACTGGTCCTGTAATTGGCCCAATACGTTCATTCCCTCTGATCATTGGCGCTACCATTCTTCCTGGTGATGCTGTTCAGTGGGAAGTTGGTGGAGTTAATACAGGTTCTGGTAATGATGCTGCCTTGCTTGGTATTGCCTGCCAGTCCACCGCATATTCAAGTTTAGTATCTGCTGAAGCAACACCTAAAGAGATTTTTATAGCCTGTCAGGGTGCGGTAGTTTACCTACGCAATGACGGTTCGGGTATGTCTGTTGGTGAACCTGGAATTCTTGGTTCTGATGTAGTAACTGAGGGTGCTGGAACAGCAACTGGTAATGCCGAATATGGTTTCTGTGTTTCTTTGGAGAATTCAGCTGGAACTTATCTTGTTTCTGGTGATTCTGCATATGTGCTTGCAGTGGCTTCTTCTGAAGACTAAAACTATTTGAAGGGTAAATTAGATTGGGGTGGTGATCCCACATGAAACTAAACGTCCAAAGTGACGCAAACCTTAAATATATAGGATCACTACCCCTTCTAAAAGGAGGTAAAAATGGCGACAGTGGTATTTATAGGTGATGGTACTGAGCAAGCATATGTAACCTATGATCCCAGCACACAGATTAAATATAGGTTTGTAGAATGGGGTAAGGAGTGGGAAGTTCCTGAAGCTATGAAAAATCGCTTGATTAAGACTTTCCCTACAATGTTTGGGGAGACTCAGGATGCCATTTATCAAGCAAGAGGAATTGAACCCCCTGAAAAGGTAGCTGCTCCTAAAAAGCAAATATCTAAAAAGAAACCTCCCGCTCATCCTACAACGAAAGCATTACAAGCAGCAGTTAAAAACAAAACTGCTACTCTTAAAAAGCGTAAAAAGAGGAGAGTCACTTAATGGCGATACTGAAAGCAAATGAATATATAGGTGGAAATCTTGTAGCAGAACTTACTCAGTTGGCAGCAGCATCTACACGTTCTGATGTTATAGATTTGAGAACAGATAATGGACAGTCCGTTTATACCAATGTGCTTTTTACAGGTACAGTAGCATCTATGACTACAGATGTTAGAGTATGCTTGCAAGGGTCACTTGATAATGTAAACTGGTTTAATCTTGATGCTGATGAAGGTTTAGAAATTTATACAGCCGATGGTACATATGCAATCCGATACGATGGTGATGGTGAGGTACTCTTTATTGCTTATTATTTCCATACGGAAACGGGTGGAACTGACGCTACAATTGATGTTAAAGCTAAAATATTTGGCAAACCGGTTAATCCGGCATAACATAGGAGTTTTATAATGCGATACCTAAATAGAACTGCTGTGTTAGGAGAAAATACTTCTGATAATAGATTTAATTCTTCAGAAGTAACCTCGAATAAAGATGGTTCTGTGCTTGAACGCTTGGAAACTACTCAAGCAATGGTAGGGCATCTTGCTGAAAAGATTATTACTTATACGGGGGAAGTTTCCTATGCTGCTTTTACTGTTACTGGATGTGTTGCTGTGAAGATGATTGGTTACATTACTACAGCCCTGACCAATCATGCTGATTCTTCCTCTGTTGGTACAGCTACTGCGGCCGCAGGGCTTATTGCAGCAACTGCTGGTACAGCAATGCAAACAGTTGGTCAGGTATGGGTAGATAATACACCATCGAAGTTTGGGTCTCTATTATTTGGGACTAATTTCCTAATTGGTGCTGGTGAGGATATTGATGTAGTAAGTACTGCAAATATTGTTGGTGGTGTGGTAGAATTCTATTGTATCTGGACTCCACTCTCAAGTGACGGGAATGTTGTTGCTGCTGTTTAATTGAATGGTTTATAGGGTAAGGGGATATAAATGCGAATTGCTCATTTTGCACGTTTTGCTCCACATTGTTGTGGACAATATGAAACGGTAAGAGATTTAATTTGGGCTGAGAAATTAGCAAAGATTGAAGCGGTTTTTATTGATGGTGAAAATGCAGAGAATATTGAAGTCATCGGTAAGAAAGATAGTTGGTTAGAAGTACAATCAATAGAAGCTGCTTATGATGCTGATTTGTTAATTCAACATTCTGTTATTCCGTTGAAAATTCGTGATAGGCATATCCCCTATCTTATAGCCCTGCATGGTAGGCCTGAGAATAGTTTTAGATTGGAACAATCAGGAAAGATGAGGGTGCTTTCCTTGGTAGCAAGTAAATATAAGAATGATAAAGACTGTAAAGGATTTATATGCTTTTGGAAAGAGCATATACCATTTTGGAAGGCACTGCTACCTGGAGCTAATATTTATTATATCACACCTCCTATCAATACATATAAATTCAAACCTGATGGTAAAAAGGTAAAATTTAAGGTACAGGGTACTCCTAATTTAGTCATTGCAGATATATGGAGAGAGGATAGAACACCTTTCAATGTGATATTTGCTGCTAATTACTATCGAGAAACCTACAATAAGTCTGCTAAACTTTATATTTATGGGATGCCAAATAAGAAATGGAAGAACTTTTTAATTCCCTTAGTAAATAATGGCTTCTTACCAGAAATTCACGGACTAACAAGGCATCTTGATGAAGTGTATAGATCAGGAGATATTTTAGTCACACCAAATATTATAGCAACAAGGGTGATTAGGGAGGCGCTAAGTTCAGGAATGAGTATAGTTGCTCCTCATGGTTGCGCTTATACAAAGTTTACTGCCGATCCAAGGCATGTAGATAAGTTTGCTAAACAAATACATTATTGCTGGCGATGGATGTTGGGGCATGATGACAGTAGAAAAGAATTGCATGATAAAGCGAAACGATATTGGGATGTGAGTGCTACAGGAAGGGCCATGAAAGACGTTCTAAGGGAGGTTCTACCTTGAAGGTATGTCTTGTATACGATCCGAAAGATAACAAGCTTAGATTTGATGCTTACAGCTTTATCTATCGGGGAATGCTTGACTCGATTCTAAATACTGAATTGTTTGAAGTGCAATCCATAACTGAATCTTGTAGCGCCTGGGATATTGAAGCTGATGTAATAATATTTTATGATGTGAATAGTAAACATGCGATAGAAATTGATGGTGTAGACAAGCATTCTGCATTGAAGATTGAATATATGAGTGATCCTCACCAGAAAGAGCAAAGAGGCTTCCACAAGCAGTATAATATGAAAGTTCATAAATTAAGTGGGGAGCAGAGATTATTAAGGGCTTTTGATCGTGGTGTTACCAAAATAATTTGCCCTGTTAGAGATGGATTTTATAAGTACTATGCACCAATATTAGGAGATAAGGTAGATGATCTGTTGTGGTGGCATCCATTAGCTCCGTGGTTTGATCCCATTGAACCAAGCATTACTCGTTCGGGAAGTATATTAGCGAATGGGGCAACATGGGATGGTGGAATTGGATGCTATGATTTTAGAAGATACTTATTTAGTAAATATGATAGTCAAATCAGTTTCGTTACTCATTTTGTTCAGAATGCTGCTACACCTTCAGGAAAGGATTATCCTGAATTATTAAAGGGGTATATGGCAGGATTAGCACTAAGTGATTTTTATCCTGTAAATAAATATTTTGAAATGCCAATGGCAGGAATGGTGACTTTCGTTCAGGCACATCCTGAATATTCAGAACTTGGATTTAATCATTGGGAAAGTTGTATCTATCTTAATAGATATAATGTAAAAGAGCAATTTGCATTATATAATGAAATATTACTAACTGACCCCGAAGTATTACTAAATATAGCAAAAAGGGGTCAAGAGATAGTGCAACGATTTTCCGCTAAGAATTTTGTTAGTTGGTTATATTTAAAAATCAGTAAGGAGATAAAATATGGCAACATACAGAGCAGATGATTATGCTCTAAAGGGAGCAAACATTACCTTTACCACCTTAGCCGCTGCCGGATCAACTGCTTCTACATTTATTGGTGGTTTTACGGAATTGGTATGGCAGTATACGATAGCAGCTATTAATACTACTGTGGTAGTGAGGGCTGAAGGTTCCCTCGATGATTCAAGTTGGTTTAATTTGGAAGCTGATTCAGAAGTAGCTGGATATGTAGATACTACTATTATAGCTAATGGTACCTATTCATTCCATTGGGCAGGACAGGTAAATTTCGTGAGATTCAGATGCGTTTCCGAGTCTGGTGGAACTGATGTTACTATTGTTCCCATCCTTAAAATTGGGAGCATAAAGAGATGAAAGAATTAAATGAAATTAGTAATACTGTAAAGATTAATACTATTGGTTCTGATTTGGTATCTGCTTTGAGTGATTTGGTAATTTTACAAGCAGATAATGATATTCTCCAACCCAATAAGACAAAAAATATTTCCACTAATGCGGCGGAGTTGGAAGCAATACTTGATCTGGCAAGGGCTGGGGATAGTGGCACCACCACACTCGACGGCAATGAGCAAACACTGTATGAGGAGACCGATACCACGGCATTCATGCTCAATGACTTCTGTGTTGACCTGAGCAATCAGGCTGGCGGGGATACAGTTATCATCCGCATATACAAGAAGATCAAGTCTGGTGGTGGTTACATCCAGATTACTGATGATGCTGTGTATGTGTATGCCGGAACGCAAGACCCGGAAGGAATCAACTTCATTGGGCCATGGTGTAGTATCTATGGTATCAAGGTGACCATTCAGCAGACCGTGGTAGCCGCTGCCTTTGATGTGGATGCTGAGTTCTACGATAGCAAGGCCGGAGGGTAAGCCAAGCGGCACAGAGTTC